CGCACTCCTTATTTTTCTTCCCCATCACGCAGCCTCCTTCTTCTTCTGATAAACACGGTCGTAGTGGTGCTGGCACCAATCCGTGCCGTCAACCGTTTTACGACCACAGAACATTTCTTCGATGCTTACGCCTTCGGGACGATCTCGTGGGTCGATGCTGATAAACCGGCAGCCGCCGTTTGCGGGACGATCCGACAACGGAATGGTGCGGGCATAATCGGCTTCGAGTTTGGCGCGGGCCTCAGCGGCTTCGGCGCGGCGTTCCCGTTGCCCAGCGATTTTCTGCTCCCGTGCCGCCTCGATGTCATCAGGAGTCCGGTGCGAACTGTTGATGCCGATCCGGTTCAGTTTTCCGATGATGGCCGATTTCGAGACGCCGAATCGGTCTCCGATTTCGCGGGCCGTGAGATCAGTGTTTTTGTGCAGCCGGATCAGTTCGTCGATTTTATCTGGTGTCCAGAAGTTTTTTCCGTCGTTCATTCGTCCCTCCCAAGAGCGGTGTAGTTAATTAGTGCGGCCAAGGCGTTACGCTTTGTTGGTGGCGTCTGGACCTACGCATGAGCTCACTTCGGCTTTCGCGCCGCCGCACTAAATGAATGATGTAGGTCGGATTCGATACCGACTATGTGGGCGATAGGCGTGTACAAGGACGCCTCGTTTTATGTGCGGGCAGGGAGGAATTGAACCCCCGCCTTCCGTGGCCCCCACGGGATGCTAACATTACACCACCGCCCGCCCAGGATTCTCGCTCCACTGATTAACACGTCCTTCCGTGCTGCTACATCAACTCGTTGCCCGATCGGGCGAATTATTTATCGTCGTCCTTGAGTGCCGCGTTGAGCGCACTCAGGCCAGGAACAATGGCGCGAACGATAGGAACCGCGATGTCGTCTGGTTTGTCGTCATCACCAAATGGATCAACGACGGCCTGCGCCAAATCGCTGACAACACCAGCGGCAATCTTTCCCAAAAAATCAAACATGCTTGCGTTTCTTCCTAAATCGCACTGGGCGAATTATTTATTCATCTGACGAACCGGAGGATTAAATGGCACGACCTTATCGGCAGCCCATTTATCCAGTGCAGTTTTTTTGTACCATACCCGCGTCTTCGCCCATTTGTCCAATGCCGCCCGCGCGTACCGAACGGTTTTCCAGCCCGACGCGATGAACTCAGGGCCGCGACCTTGGTTGTTGTTCGCGGCTTTATTCGCCAATGTGTTTGGCGATACCGGGCATCCTAGTGATGTCAGATATTCCGCCGCTTCTTTTCGCGTCATATATTCTTGGACCTTTGGTTTTTTCGCCATTTTTTCCCCATTAACCTATCACCATACAAATAAATTATAACCATGAATACCGATTTGTCAATATTTAGTTGCATCACATAAAAATATCCATGAATGTTTTTCCATGGCAACGACAGAGCAAGATATTTTACAGCGTCTAACCGACAGCCTCAAGGTTGCGGCGGAGTGCTGTGACAAGTTGGCTACGGAACCGCGAACCGGGGCGAACTACAGCCGTCTTCGCAAACACCTCAAGCTGATCGAAGGTTGCGCCCGTCAGATGACATTCTGGCGCGATGATGCCCGCTGGCAGTTACTGCGCGGTAAGGCCGCGACCTGTCATGAGAAAGCTGGCGACTGGCTGCGCTCATATGCGCCGCGCATGTATTTTATGAAATTATCTTCTGCTCTGCGCCAATTGCATGTTGACACAGAGCGTTTGCGGACCCAGCCGACGGGACGTATGGGGGCAATCCTCCCGGTGGCCCCTCCCCCGCCGAGCCGTTCTGTGCATCCTGTTGGCTGGACCCCATCTAAGGGTGGTATCTTGATGCCTGGGGGGATGGCATGACCGATGGATACGATGAACCCACAGACGACGAAACCCCAGATGACGATGCCCAGCCCAGCGCCGTTGATCCAAAGTCTCATCAAAAAATCAAGAACCGCAAGAAGCGAGAAGAAGACGAGCGTGCCAAGTTTTGGCACGCCGTTTTCTCGACTGAAATCGGGCGGCGTGAGATGTGGGGGATTCTGGCGAGGCTCCACCCGTTTAATGCCCGCATGGGCACGACACCATCCGGCGCACCTGACGAGCGCACGACTTGGATGTTCTTGGCCGAACAGCTTGTTGGGCAGCACATTTTTCAGGAGTGGTTCGGTCGGCACCCAGAATTTGTCCTTCTCATGCGACAAGAGAATGATCCAGCGTTCAAAAAGGGAGCGAATTGAACATGGCTGATGTAACCGCACAGAATGAATTGTTTGATGCCGGGCCTGCTGCTCCGGCTGAGGTCACTGCTGCGCCTGAAACTGTTGTGGCCGATGCCGCCACCGCTGCGCCGGAGACTCCAGCTGCTGAGGACGTTGCCGATACGGGCGCTGAAACCAGCTTGCTCGGCGCCATTGAAACTCCCGGTATCGAGAAGCCAGCCGATGCTGCTGAGACTGAAGCTGAGGCTGAGGCTGCCACCACGACCGAAGAAAAACCCGCCGCCGATTCCGCTGTAACGGAAGAAAAACCTACCGATAAGCCTGCCGATGCCTCTGCGGAGACGGAAGCCGCCGCGCCTGAGACGGCTGCTCCTGAGACTCCAGTGCTGGAGCCGGTCGAGTACAAATATGAACTCCCCGAAACGCTCAAGATGGATGACGCCACGAAAACGGCGACTCACACCGCGCTTGATGCGTTCCGTGCCGATCCGACTAATCCTCAGCCGTTGATCGACCTACATCACGAAATGATGCAGAAACACGCCGCCGCCGTTCAGCGGCAGCAGTGGGATGTGTTCAACGAGACCAAGAAGCAGTGGCGTCAGGAAGTTCTGTCCGACAACGAAATCGGTGGCTCCGGTCACAACACCGCGATGCAGGCCATCGCCCGTATGCGCGACCGTTTTGCGTCTTCCGCGCGCCCCGGCACCAAAGAATATGACGCCGATTTGCAGGCGTTCAACGGGATGCTTGAAGCCACCGGCGTCGGCAATCATCCAATCTTCCTGAAAATGATGCACCGTATCGGCGGCGTCTATGACGAAGCCCCGATGGGCCCAGGCAACGTCACCCCTGCACCTCAGAAAAAGAGCGGGATGAAATCGATTTACAACCACCCCACAAGTCCTGGGGTTAAGCAATGATGTTTTTTTGTTCCACCTACCGGGCCATGAGCGCCCATTTTGACCAAGGAGAACTATAATGGCAACCGGATCGTGGCCGACAATCGTTGACGTTTCCTCGCGTCTGGCCCCCAATGGGGAACAGATGCCTATCGCTGAACAACTCTCGCAGTCCGTGGCACTGTACGAAGACATGCCGATGCTTGAAGCTTCGGAAATCGGCGGTCATGCCTTCGCGTATCGCACCTCCATCCCGACGGGTTCCTGGCGTCAGGCTTATCAGGGTACGCCTTACGGCAAATCCACCACGGGTCAGGGCAAAATCGGCCTCGGCGAACTGACGGCTTACAGCCAGATCGATCGCAGCGTCGCCGAAATGAGCGGTGATCCGGCTGGCGTCCGTGAATCCGAAGATGTCGCTTTCATCGAAGGCATGGGTCAGACCATGGAGCAGACGGCTTGGTATGGCAACAGCACCATCAACCCGGCATCGTTCATGGGCTTCTCTCCGTTCTTCGACGCCATCGCAGCCGGTGGTCAAGAAGCGGCCAACATCATCAATGGCGGTGGCACCGGTTCGTCCAATGCCTCGATGTGGTTGATCGGCTGGGGTCCGCGCACCGTTTATGGTGTTTATCCCCGCGCCTCCAAGGCTGGTCTTACCATCGAAGACAAGGGCACCTCTCAAACCGGTTACGACAGCCTCGGCAACCCCTTTGAAGCCTACACGACTTGGTTCCGTCAACAGTGCGGTCTGGTCCCGCAGGACTGGCGCAACATTGTCCGTATCTGCAACCTCGACGTGACCACGGCTGGCTTGGCCGGTCCTGCTGCTCCCGATCTGTGGGCTATGATGTCGCAGGCCGTCAAATTGCCCCCGGCGCTGGGTAAAACCATCTCCGGTATCGGCAAAGTCGATGCTCCGACCGATCCGTCCCCCGGTGTGCGTCCGGTGTTTTACGTCAATCGTAGCGTCAGCACCTTCATGGACATCCAGGGTATGCGCGGTCGCAACGTGCTGTTGACCGTCAACGACGCCGCCGGTAAGCCGCAAGATATGTTCCGTGGCGTGCCCGTAAAAATCAGCGACCGTTTGGTCGATACCGAAGCTGCGGTGGTTTAATCCCCCTTTAAGGAGAACAAAAAATGTTTACAGACTCTCAATTGAATTTTGTCGCTCCTGGGGGCAACCTGTCTCTGGTAGCCGCCGCCGGTGTTGATGTTCGCGCCACCAACGTCATTGACTTCTTGGGTCTTGGCGTCGGTGTCGTGGCTCCGAGCACGACCAGCGGCAACCCGATCATCGGCAACACCTCTGTTTTCGGACAGGCTGATGCTCAGGGTGTCGCCACCAATGCGCCGGAATTGGCAATCGCCATCGGTACGGCGTGCGTGGCCGATACCGGGACTCCGACGCTGAATGTGCAGCTTCAAGCCGCTGCCGACGATGGCACCGGCAATCCTGATACGTGGGTTACGTTGGGCGAATCCGGTGCGATTGCTGTCGCCAATTTGACGGCGAATACCTTGATCGCACGCCTTCCGTATCTGCCGCCGTTCCCCGACAGCTTGCGTCCGCGCTTCCTGTCGCTGAACTTCGAGATTCCTGCTGGCACCAATTTCTCTGCTGGCACCATCGCATACGCTCTGGTCACGACTCTGCGCGATCAGGCCAACCAGTTGCAGGCCGCGAAGAACTACACCGTCAACGGCCCGTACTAAGCCAACTAAACCACGGAAGACATAGGGAGAACTACAATGGGACGACCACCGATGAAACAGGATGCGGCTCAAGAAACCGATCCTAAAGACGAAGTAGCGGCGCTTAAGGCGGAAATCGCAGAAGCGAAGGCAATGATGGAGCAGATGGCTGCTGTCATGCTGGAAGCCCGCGCGCTTGCAGGTAATACGGCTCAGAACCCAGGCGGTCTTTCTGACCGTCAAATGCTTTCTGAACTCGTTGCCGGTATCGCCAAGATGTCCGACCCGGCTAATCAGAGGAACATCGTTTCTCCGGAA